GGGATATTAATGGATTGCTTGACATTGATTATGGAGAATTCACGCTAAATACTGATGAAGGGTGGACAAGGAATGAAAAGAAGATTAAGAGCAAGGTTAAGTTAACTGATGCTAGTTTATCATCAGGCCTTGATAGAGAAAGTGGTGTTGGAGATTATGAGAAAAGTTTAAAGGATGATGTTCATGTTCTCAAACTGTCTGAAAAAGAAATCTCATTAATAACTCTATGTTCTAATATATACTCTGATCTTATCCAGTCAATTATACAGTTAGATAATCCTATTTTTCAATCAATACCTATTCTGTCACAGAAGTTCAATTATTCTGATTTCCTTATGTATGTGAATGAGCGAGTATCTGGTAGGAACCTGATATATCTTCCAAGGAATGAAGTATGTGTAATAAAATCACCATCAACGAAGCCAGGAGTAATCACAAGATCTCATCAGATAACATTAAGAGAGATGTTTACAAATACTCTTACAGTGATAACAGATGAATTCGCAAAAAGTAGCTGGAATAATATCGATACTCTTAATAATATAAACATGAAGAGTGATGTAGTCCGTGAAAATGAAAATACTAAGAAGAGATTTGACGGAAAAGTTGATGATATATGGACATGGGCTGTAATTACTAGAGAGCTGTTGAGAGAATCGGAACACAGATTTGCTGAAAAACCATATAATACTACATCAGCTGTTATTGAATATTTCAAGTACATGATGTGTTACAGGAAGTGCATATTTAGTATCCAGAGGTATCTAGATTCGAAGCAGATCTTGAAAGCTAATTATTCTATGAAGACTAAGGAGGATAGAGATCATGAGAATGATATTTTAGTTGAAATACATAACAAAATAGATCAGGTAATGAGTAGCTATACACTTCCAGAAAATCTAAAAGAAGTAGTTATAAGGCATTCATCTCTTACAAAAAGTAGCACAGATCACTTTAGACTACTGAACTCAGTTGTGAACAAAGCATATTACAGACGTCTAAAGCAGGATATAATAGGAACAATAACCCTTGATAAAGATGGAGTATCACAACGGTTAGGTACCTTTATCAGATCCTCATTGAGTAGCGACTTTAGAATTTCTTCTATAGCAACATTTTTAGGTCATTCATATAACATGCTCCTTTCTGGAATTACACAGAGAATAAAAACACTACCTGCTGATGTAATCACTCAGATAGATGATTCTTTTGACTACACAATATGCAA